CATCTTCTATATCAGATGATGTTAGAGCTTTATCTGCAGGTTTTTGTCCTACATATGCCATATTTTATTCTCCTTATGAACTTATTGTATCAACGAAACTTATTAAAACATCTATCGCACTAGCTGTGTCCGAAAATGCTTTTACTACGTCTCCAGTTTGTATTACGATTTTACTGCCTGAATCAATTAACTCTAAGGAACTACCAGTTGGAATTGGTGCACCTTTGATAACATTGTAATCAGTACCACCACTAGTTATCACCACAGTCACAGTTGCACTGGAACTATGTTTATTAACACATCTTACTGAAATTAATGCATCATCAGAATTAGATGTTAATATACTTGTAGGGGATCCTGAGTTATTTGATATTGATGAGGCATAAACCCTTTCAAAATCTTGAGCCATTTATTTTCTCCTTAATATATATTATACCATTGTTTGCGAAAAAGTCAATATTAAAGTGCTATCGCCATAGCAACAGCAAAACCATTACTAGCTTTTGCGTCTATTTGTGTCTGAATAGCAGAACTTACACCATTCAAATATTGAAATTCTGTATTTGATATAGATCCATCTGCTAATTTTGCAGCATCTATACCAGTTCCTAACATACCATTTGATACTGAACCAGTATCTCCTGTTCCAACTAGTGTACCAGTTGCTACAGGTAATGTTAATATTGCTGAACTAGCTGCTGAATGTGGTTGTGCTTGTAACGTTTGTGCATGAGCATTTCCAGACTCACAATAAAATTTAACTTTAGCAACACTACCAGTTCCAGTTTTTAATTCAATTAAACCATCACTTACTTCTGTACCATCAAGATTAACTATACCAGATCCATTAGGTATAATATCAATATTTGCATTTGATGTTGAAACAATATCTTGACCATTAATATCTAAATTACCACCAAGTTGTGGTGTAGTATCTTCTGATATATTATTTAAAGCTGATGATGTTGCTAACCCAGCTACTAGATTAGATCTTGTAATTTTTTTAAGAGCTGTTGCGTCAGTATCATAAATTAATATTACGTCATCTGAAGCAACTGATGTTAATTCTGATTGTCCTGTTAATACATTATCATTAACCATAGCTGTTTCAACTGCATCATTTGCAATTGTTACAGCACCATTAGAATCCATAGTTACATCACCTGATAATGCTTTATTATCAAAACTATCTGAACCATCATAAACTAATATATGTCCACCAGCAGGTGTTGATATATTAGTATCATTTAATTCTACTAATGTATCCTCAGTCTGTATCTGTGTATCTACATATGCTTTAATTGCTTTTGCAGAAGCTAATGTATCATCACTTCCTGATACACTTGATAAATCTGTATCTACACTTGTTAATGCTACAGCACCAAATGTTAAACCATCTAGTGTAACTGTACCATCAAAAAATGCATCTTTAAACTGTAAACTTGATGTACCTAAATCAATATCATTATTTGTAATAGGAACTATAGCACCATCTTCTAATCTAAATTGTTGAACAGATGAACTACTAACATTAACATAAAATTCAAGATGATTATTACTATCATCAATTATAACTCTATTAAAATTATTTGAATCCCTAATAGATTTTACTGGTCCACCATCACCTGCTGTTCCATCATGAGTATGACCTGTACTAGCATTAAATGCAGCTAGTAATTGGTTAAACTCATCATTAGAATGAGCAGCTGTGATTGTATCACCTGTTGTAAATGTTGATTGTCGTGCACTATATCCTGCCATTATCTTCTTCCTCCTGGGGTAAATTCTAATTGAAATCCTTTAATTGAAAATGCATTAGAGCTATTTTGATCATCTATTTTTAATGCAACAGCAAAGCCTGATCCCTCTACTGATTGTCTTATAAGTGGTATACCTGATGCTCCATAGTTTGCATTGCCATATAATGCTTGTCCATAAATCGCAGCTCCACCACCTGATGTTAAAGCTATTTTAGATGGTTGAGGTGTATTTTGATCATCATAATCATACCTAACTGCAAGATCTGCATTTACAGCTGTACCCTCACCTTCATAGTTTAAATTAACTCTTTGCATATATTTTCTAATACCTGGATCTCCCATAACCATATCAGGTGTTCTAAATACTGCTAAAATTGTATTATTAGAAGCTCCTTCTGCAAAAGTACTTCCTGTTTCCATTTTATAAATAAATCCATCAAATCCACCAAATACTTGTGTTTCAACACCACTAATAAAATCAGAATCTGTTGATGAAGGTTTAATACCTACCATATCTGCATATTCAAATCCAATAGATCCTCTATTAGGATTATTTTTTAATACACCTATAATTCCTTTTGCTGAACCTTGTGGGCCAGAAGTAGTTGGATAAAATAATCTATATTGAGATTTAGATCTTATAACTAAAGATGATATTCTATCTAAACCAACTTCATCTATTCTAGATTGTATTTGTCTAGATATAGATCCAAGTTCAACGTCACCAATTCTTGCTGTACCTGCAATTGTTCTTAAACCATCTGGTGCTAAAAATATTACATCACCACCAATCTCTTGAATACTACCACCATCCTTACATCCAATATTTCTTGTAACCTCTTGTACTGCGAATGTAGAACTTGATGTTCCAGTTAATTTATATATTCTATCCTCACAAAATATAATTAATTCATTTCTAAATACTTTTAATCCTACAACTGTAGAGTCAACTCTAAATGATCCTGCCCCACTACCTGTAGTAAAATTATCTTCTTCAAATGGTACACTAAATATAACTTCTTGTGAATTAGCTGCACCAGCATAAAACATATGGTTTTGAAATGCTTTTACAAATTTAGGATTACTAGGAGCACTTCCACCACCTGTTGCATTTACTACATCAACTGCAAAACTAGAATTAATTATTTGTGCAGGTGAATGTCCTGTTGTAATAATTAATTTATCAGTACCATTAAAATTAAATTTTTCAAAATCGTATGCTTGAGTTGAAGTTCCTAATCCAGTTGTTAATGATGTAAAACTTCCAGAAGTAGTTCCTCTATGTATATCACCACCTCTAGCTACGATAATTTGTCCATTAAATATAATAGAACAATCAACTATTTTACTAGTATTACTAGAACCTTGTGGTACTATATTTGTATTATATAATGCTGTTCCATCAACACGTCTATATCCACCCTTAATATCGGGTTCAAAATTTTGTAAGATTAATGCTTCACCTGGTTGCATTGAAAATACATCTTTGTTCAATGTTAAACCACCAGCACAACTTACAACAAATGGTGATATAAGATCTGTTGTTGGCATATAATTATGATTTCATTTGAAAAAGTTCAGAATCAATTTCTTTAATCTTATCAGTATCACCTTTTCTTTCAGCTTCTTCTTTTAATAATAGTAATTGTTTAATTCTACTTTTATCTAAATCTGCTACTTCTATATTTAATTTTTTTAAAGCATTCTTTTCACCATCCATATTATCAACAACCTTCATACCATTTTTCATTAGTTCTTTCATTAGTTTGCTCTAGCTCCTATATTTGTTGCAATACTTTCTGCAATTGTGTCACTTCTCATGTAATCATTTTTAGTAGCATAATCTACTTTTAATAATCTTAATTTTCTTTGATAATCTCTATCAGCTAATTGTGCATGCTGTGGATCTGATCTTAACATATATGTATAATATTTAGCTCTATCTATAACTAATGTTCTAAATCTGTCAGGTAATGACATGTTATCTCCATGAGCTGATAAATCTGTATGTGTAGTATAGTAATTATAATTTATACTATACTCATTTAAATTTGGTCTTGGGCTTACACCAAAAGCTGTATAGTTTGGTAATATATAAACTCTTAATGGTGCAGCATAATTACCACTATTATTAGTATCATCAGTTGGTTTGTATGATTGTAGATAATTATCATATGATATAAAACTTAATTTTCTAGTTGCTATATCATTTCTTGATATTCTTACATAATCAACATCTAATTGTACACCATCTGATTCTACATAAATAAATGATGTTTGTGCTGTAGCTGTAAATGTTTTATCCCCTTTT